CCGCCTAATAGTCCTCCAAGAGCTTGTAACACTATGCTGCTCCGCCTGTCATCCAACTAATTATCCAGATAACAACGATCGCTACAATAGCGGCCTTGATCCAATCTTTCATCTGCCAGTCACTCCACTCTTTAATGTGTGACCATAGATCTTTTAGTAAGTTCATAGAACCTCCTTTGTTAAAACAGAAATTATACTATTTTACGCCTTTAAAAGCTACTTTTTTAATTTGTGCATTGCTTGTCTGACCTTTTGGACCACTACCTTTGTTGTCTTTTACAACAAAAGCAGGAAATGTCATTGCAGCATCCGATCCAACTTTCATTGTTGGAAAAGGGTTTTTTGCAGAAACAGTAGTCATTTTTGCATTTTTAAATTTCATTTTTTACCTCAATGTATGGTTGGTTTATCATCATTTAATTCTTGTAAAGCATGTTCTATAAATAGTAAAGCATCCTCTTCTGCATAACCTTTTCCTGTAAATAATTGTTTTATTTTTAATACTAAAGCTTCTGCCATAATAAGAGCAGATGTTTCGTTTTTCACGTGAAAACTTACAAATTTATCTATATGATCTAAAAATATATCAAATACTTGTTGAGAAATTAATAATTCTTTTACTGGTTGATTCATTTACCCCGCCTTTATAAATTTATTACCATCCTTATTCATCTTTTTCAAATTAACATTTGCTCTAAGTTGAGCAATATCTTCAGATGATTCAATTCTTGCTTTATCTATAGTATCTTTTTGTTGTAGTTTTTGTTGATCAAATCCTAATTTTTGTTGATCCAACTGTAGTTTAGCTTGATCATTCATTGCTCGTTGTTGCAATTCTTGTTGTTTTAACTGAACAATAGGATCTGGTTGACCTTCTCCACTCATTTGTTGTTGAAGTTGTCTTACTTCTTGCATGAACTGTGCTTCTAGTTTAGCAATCTCTGATTCTTTCATATCATCTAATTTTTCTGCTTGCGCTGTTTGACCCATTTGTTTCTCTGCTTGTTCTACTTGCGAAGAGACCATTTCTTTTGCTTTAAGACTTACATGTTCTAAAATATGCTTATTTAAATCAATCCCTATTTGTGGCATTAATTGAACAATGGGAGACATACCAAAGCTAATGTGGGTTTGAATATGAGCATCATGATTTTGTCCTTCGTAGGCTTCTATCTTATCTGAATCAATAAGCTTTTGATTTTCTTGTGTTGGGCTCATTGGTTCTGGTTTTTCTAACTTCATTATTTTATCAATGTCACTTACACCAAGTGCCTCATACATTCTGATGTAGGCTTCTTTTACATCATGTAACTGTGGCGCACTTGTTGCTAATTGTAATTGTGTTTGTGCCAATTGAATTCGTTGCGACATAGAAAATATATTTGGATCAGCAACGGGGATAACATCAACTCTATCATCAAAGTCTGATTGTTTTATACTTCTGTCTCCTCCAACTACTTGATAAGGATATTCCTCTGGTAAATAACTTTGAATTACTTTTGCTAAAAGTTTAAATTCTTTTTGCATTGAGTAATACATTCTTTTGTGAATACTACTCATGATACGCGAACCGCGTTCTAATAATGCAATAGTCGTTCCAACAGGTGCTCCTTGATTTGCATCACCAACTTGCATGTCAGCTATCTGAGCAAATCGTTGTCCTGCCTGTACTACGAAACCTAAAAGAGCAAATAATGTTTGAGAAGGTTCTTTGTAAGGAAGAGGCATTAAGCCTTCACGAATAGCTCCTGAAGGAGCATCCACGTCTCTAAACTCACCTGGTTGTAAAGGTTGATCATTATCGGTTATACGTAGACCACGTGTCTTGAACCCTGCAGGTAAATTCGCTAATGTTCCTGCATCAATTAATTGACGTAAAGATTGTGTCGCGGTTCGCGATAAACCTCCAATTAAATGTATTAATCCAAACCCATAAAACCCTAAACCAGGAAGGAATTTATAATGAACAAAATACTGTTTCTTTTTGTACAATTCATCACCTTCATCATAGTTTCTTCTTATGGATAAAACTTTTCCCGACTGCTCTTCCATTGTAACAATGTAAGGAAGTTTAATACCTGTTGGTTCTCCTGATTTATCTTTATCTTCAAATCCTTCTAAATCTAGATCAACATGCATTTCTAATAAAGTAATGATATCGGCACTGCCTGTTTGTTGAATACCATCTATCTGATCTATCTTTCCTTTAATGTCTGCAGAACTGTACGACGTTGTTTCTGAAGAAGGACTAAGATCAATGTCACGATAAAATCCTGCTACTTGTTTTTTGCGAATATCATTTTCTGACTGCTTCACTACATGTGTAATGCGCTCACAAGAATCTAAATCTGTTGCCGTATAAGGCACCACTAAATCCTCTGCAGGAACAAACTTTGATACGGCGCGCCCTAACTGCCCATCGTAATAAACTTTTTTGAAGGTAGAACCACTGAGCGGTAAATAAAATAACATTTGATCAAGCTCAGGAGTGTACTCTTCCATAACATTGGTAATTTGATAATTCATGAATTCTTTTACGCGTTGCGCTTGTTGATACACTTCAACATCTTCTTTTCCTATAACACGTGTTCGAACAGGGCCATCAGACGGCATCATTTCTTTGAAAGCCGTCGAGCTAAATTGTGTAACTGCTTCCGCTAATAAAGGATGGGTAACGCCACTTGCTCCTTGAAACGGCTTAGATCTATCTTCATATTTAAAACCTAAAAGATCAAGACCTTGTGTATATGTTCTTGACCATTCATCACGCGATGATTTATCATTTTCATATTCGTCAAACAAATCAGCGGCGATACGTCCTAATTCATCTTCCTCCATATCTTCTGCAAGATTGGCAAAAAAATCATTTTCCACGGACGGCGGTTCGTCGGACACGGTAACCTCTTCAGAAACAATCTCTATTTCAACAGGTTCCTCATTTTTAATTGCGTCTTCAATCGTTTCACCAACAACAGATTGTATTTTTTGATCTATATTATTTTCGGCCATATTTTTTTATATCCCATGTACGTTAATAAATCCACCAAAATGAAATTTTGGTATCTCCACATGTCCCCCTAATTTCTTCTTTGTTATTTTTTTGGTTGTGTCTTGGATGGTTTTTGATTCTCTTTGGAGGATTTGGGCGAAGAACTTCGTAAGTTGTTCTGCATAATTATAGATGTTTGGCCTGCTTCCACTCTCGGAAGTTGTTGAGGAGTCGTCACTAAAGTTGTTTTTAAAACCGCCACCTTGTTTATCCTTTTTCCAATTGTTAACTAGTTTCTCTAATTCTATTTCAGATATATACGTATTAGCATCTAAATTCAAATCATTTGTAATATCATTAAGTTGATTTTGAGTAAATTCTTGAATATAAGGTAGTATATCTGCTTTTTTTAAAGGAGAATTTTTAATTGCTTCTTTGTCTATAATTATACGAATTCCTGCATTTCCGTCTACTATTATAGGTTGATAACCACGAAATAAACCATTAGGATCCGCGTTTATAATTCTTTCAAATAAAGATTTTAATGTGTCACTATCACGTAGATTTTCTGACCCGTCTTCAACAATATCTAAAGAAAAATGATTAGGATTCTTTGTTAGCTCTTTTGCAGTATTAACCCATACCTCTGTTTGATTAAGCATGTAAGCAAGTTTAGCTGCCGCGTCTTTTGCGGTTTCTTTTGACATGTAAGCTTGTTGCACGGTTGATGGATTTTGATATAATTCCCAACCACCTGTACCATGAACAGTTCCACTAAAATCAACACCTGTAAGTTCTTTAACATATTCAATTGCTTTAGCTGTCACTTCTTCGTTTACTATAAATTTTTTATCATCAGGTAAGGCATTATATTTTTCTCCGTATTCCACGAACCACGGAGAACCTTCACCAGGATCGACTTCCATAGAAAGACGACGCAAGTTTCTATTAAGAGCCATATCAATATCTCCACTAGTGCCTAGTTCACCATACATTTTTGTTAAGTTCATCCATCCAATGGCTTGAACTTCTGCAGGTATCCAATCGTTCTTACCTTTCCAGTTTATATCATTTAAATACTTTGTAAGATCTTGACCAAATAAAGATCTGTTTTCATATTTAGTTCCTGCTATACCGCCCGCACCAAAATCAGTTTTAATATTTTCTGGAACAATGTAACCAAGTTCTCGAAGTTTATTTAAGTAGGTAGGATCTACCATTCCTGTATCTCTTGCTGTATGAACGTCGACCACGAACGGCGAACCGCCTGCTGTGTCATTATTCATAATGGAACGCGTTTCTAAACCTTCGCCCGCATCAATAAAATCAGCAATCTTTGGACCAATACCACTTTCAATATCTTTTCCATAAATAATACTTTTGATATTATTTGTTGGTGCAGGAAGACCTTTTCCTTTTACCTCATCAAACGGCACGCCTCTTTTGTATTGCTCATAAATATATAAAACATTGGTTAAAGCATTTGTGGGAGACTCGTTAATTTGTCCTGATAACCATGCTCTTGCTACTTTATCACGAAGATCTTTATCTCCTCCAGTAACAACATCAAAACTTTCATAAACTTTTTTATACCAATCCTTTTGATTAAAAATTTCTTTATCACTTAATGTAATTTTATTTGTCCAATCTTCAAAATTAATGTTCCCTATGGCAATAGGAGGTAGATTAGATCCTTCGGGACCATTTAAAACTATACGATCGTTTTGTGGGCCACCTGGATATGTATCCGTCTTACCATCAATAATATTTTGTAATCGCAGTTTGTGTAGTCGTGTAATGTTATCCGTTTTTTCAGGAGCAAAATTAACACCTTTCTTTTTTTTCTTTTGAATATCTATAAACTTATCTTCAAGTTTGGTGACTGTTTGATCCACCGCTTCTTCCATTAAAACTTCAGCTAATCGTTTCCAATTAATATCTATCTTTGGTCCATCATCATTAGGATCAGGCATTTGATCGGGAAGATCAGGTAGCACGTTTCCTTCTTGATCTATTGTTTTTGTTTTCTTTTCTTCCCCATCATCTTTTTTTGTTTGTAAAACAATATTATCTAAGGACGTATCGCCGACCACGGGAGGTGCATTATAAAAACTGTCTCCGTATGTTCTGTATTCTTTAATTCGTTCTGATTCAGTTTGGGGGAATAGTGTTTCGAGATCAACAAGATCGTTTTCACCGTAACCAGAGAGATCTATATTTTGCCCTTTAAAATATTCAATAACAGCAGGAACAGACATCCCCATCTGAGTTGCAACAGTAATTAAAGGAATAGCTTGAGCTACCATTTAATAATACTCATAGGTTTTATAATAATCTTTAATAGGGTCTTCATAGTCATCCTTTAATGATACAAAATTACCTTGACGATAACGCATTAATGCTTGCGTCATACTATCAACTAAATCATCATGTTCACCATAAGGAAAAGCCGCGCATTCTTCAATCATTTCTTCAGCGAATTTTTTTTCTGGTGCCCATACTTGTCCCGACTCAAAAATAGGGGAGACAGAGTTTACACGTGAAATCTTATCATTACCTTTTGAAGGAGAATAACTAACAACAGGAATTCCAACTTGTCTAAGTTCCTGAATTAATGGCTGCCCTGATGCTTTAGCTTCTACAATAATTGTTTCAGGTTCCCAATACTTGTATTGTTCTAAAGCAATCTTTTTAAGTTCAGGAAACTCCCAACGATCTTTAATGCAATCAAGCAAAATAATATTATCTTGACTGAACTTTGTTTTAAATATTCCCCACGTACTAATCGCACTAAAGTCTGCGGTTTCTCTTTTACTAAAAGCGGTATCATAACTTTGAATAATATGTGTTAGCTCAGGAATGTCTTCTCGTAACCAACGTTTCCACCATTCACGTTTAATGATTGCTCCTTCTTCGGAAGTTGGTTTTTGTTGATACTGAGCTTCCCACGACATAACAGGTAAGTTGGCTTGAATTTTCTCTAGCTCTTCTTTTTTCCAATACTCTGGCCAAATAGGTTTACCGCTTGGTAGGATTGCGGGAAATTCTACAACCTCCCATTGATCTGCTTTAGTTTCAGCCTGTTGTTTTATTAATCGACCTGTAAGATCTCGCTCTGACCACCTTGTCATAACAACAATAATGGCTCCTCCTGGTTGTAAACGTTGTCTTGGTCCTGACATATACCAATCAAAAGCATTATCAAAACTTGTGTCAGTTATACTTTGCTCTGAATGTGGGTCATCAATGATGAGTAAGTCTGCACCACGTCCAGTAATCGCACCACCAATACCTGCTCCAAAATATTCTCCTCCATGATTGGTTTCCCAACGACCTGATGCTTTCGAGTCGGCTCGTAGATACACATCTTTAAAAATTTTTTTGAACTGAGGGTCATTCATAAGGTTTCTCATTTTTCTACCAAACCTGTAAGATAATTCTGCAGTGTGAGTTGCTTGAATTATTTTTGTTTTTGGTTTTTTACCCATCAACCAAGCAGGAAATAAGTAAGAAGAGAACTCAGACTTGGTGTGTCTTGGAGGCATATTAACAATTAATCGTTTTAGTTCTCCTGATGCGATGGCTTCAAACTTTTTTGCCATAACATTGTGATGATATCCGTCTATAAATTCAGGCCAAACTAACTTTACAAAATGCATAAAGCTAGATTGAGCTTTTTTACTGTCATCTTGCATGGCAATTGCCAACATTAGCCTTAATTCTTCGTCCGAATACTTTTCAAATGTAGAATTTTTTTGATCCATTGGGACTCCTAAGTCTTTTTACACTAAAAAAAGGGGTATACCCTAGAAAAATCGGTTTCATATGAAAAAATGATGGCTGAATATCTAAATCATGCGTTTGAGCCCTCGCCCTCGCGTGTGTACGGGATTTTTTTGGGGTATAGTATCCGCGGATTTCCGCCATTTTTTTCATTTTTTACAGGTACCCTAACGTTTTTCGCGATTAATGGCAGATTTCCCACGATTACCAATGCACGATAATTGTAGTTATCGTACCTTATCCTGTTTTACCGCAGATTTCCTCGCTTTTCGTGGGTCGCGAACCGTGAACTTT